CTAGTCTTGCCTGAGACATTCACGGGATGAATGTAGGGCTTGTTCTAGTCTCATATTTCCAACCAGGGGCGTAATGGCCGGTAAACCGGCCAGAGGCTCATAGGTGAGCTACCCTTCCCTATCAGTCCCAGGGAAGCAGGAACCGGGCAATGCCCGCACTCAATGAAAAGAAAACAAAATAAACAAAAGAGTGGGGGGAGAAAAAGTTGGGGGTGTCAGGTCAAGACATAAGGCCGCCAGTCTAAGTCCATGATCGCTACCAGAGCGGGGCATTCACTATAATTACTGCCCCGCTCGAGTCTGGACAAAAACTGCACGGCTTCCTCCAAGTCACTCACTGGCAGAGCATACCGTTTGCTCAGCCACTCCCAAACCCAAGGATCACGGGCCCTGGGTACTCGGCCAACCATCTGCCATTCACGGCCATAATGCGCCGCCACTTGGTGGCAAAAGACGCGCCGACAACCCCCATAGAGATAATACAGCCGACGTAGCCAGGCGTCCCAAATGGGATGATGGGATACGCTAGGCCACAGACACTCCACCACCTGCAAGACATAATTGTCCACATCCTGGGGATCACTGAGAGTCCAAAGGAGTTTGGAAAGACTGCGCCCAGGAAGGGGGGTGTAGGTGTATCTGTAGGCTGACTCTCCCTGAAAAACAGAACCATCAGCCCCAGAGTAGATGCGCCTGGACATATTCTCCAAAAAGGTAGTTCCAAAAGCGGCGCAGCAATAATTCTGGAGGTGGGTAAGGGGGATTCGGCGCACCTGGCGCCATTTCAGCTGCTTAAGTTGGGTGCTAACGAGGCGCTGGTTCTGGACCGCAGAATCAATGGCCCAAGACCCACGCTTTGAGGTGCGCTCGATCACCTCAGACTCGGTAGGCAAGCAACAAACAACCCTCATGCCCGAGGGAACAACCGAAAAGTCATGAAAGAAGAAGAGGCCACTTGGAAAATACTTGACCAAATCCAGGTAGCAAAAAGAGTACTTCTCTTGAGTGGTCAAGTACTCAGACCCGGGGGGAAAGAAAAAGTCCGGGTCATAAGCCCCAGAAGTTATACCCCCCAAAATGCGGCAAATGGTAGATTTGCCACAACCTTGCGGCGCTACGACCCCAAGAGCCATGTCCTTGGCAGAAAACGGAACACCAATGATCGAATCTACCACCAAGTCCTGACAGGCCGTGGGGAGCAAGGTCGTGTTAGTGCCGGCGCAGCAGAAGAATGGGTCCTGCGGTTCAAGGTTTGAAACCGGCACCGGGATCATATTGAGGAAGATCTTAGTCTGCCTGGGATCGGCGACAAATTTGATATCCATCCCCAAGAGCCGAATGTCCCGAATGAATTTAGCCTGGTCGAAGTTCAAAGACCGGGGCAAAGAAAAGGTGTTATCGTCCCCCATGATAGCCATACGAACCCCAGCCCTCAAAAGGGTGGTAACCGAAACACCACAAGCTCCGGCAATGCACACCAAGTGGAGGATGAGGTTCAACAGAGAGTTGTGCAAGCACGTGTCGCTGGCCCCAGACTTCAGGTTACCTTTTGTACCAAAGGAGATGCCTGAAGAAGTCCGACCCCTCATTTTTAATTTCTGGTGGCGCAAAAGCTTCCAGAACAGGGTAGAGAGGGGTGTGGGGTAACGGCGGTGAAGCTCACTGTAACACCTTAGAACTACGTCGACATTGAGACCCTTTGACAAAGAGTCGAAATTGGTCATGTCCGACGCAAAGAACTGGAAATCGGGGGGCGTCTCAGCATACCACCGATCAAGCTGATCAATGGTTTTGCCGGCGGCGAAAAGCACATTGCCGCTAAGGACATTGTCGAAGTATGCCTGCCAAGAAGCTATCACGGGCCCAGTGATAGCGGTGACCAAAGGGTGCATACCGCAAATCAAACGGGACCTGAACGAGAAAGGATCTTTATCCTTCTTGGCGAAGCACTCCATAGTGAGG